TCGTGTGGTGGAATGGTAGACACAAGGGACTTAAAATCCCTGCCCTTTTGGGAGTGCTGGTTCAAGTCCAGTCACGAGTACCAAGCTTTGACTCGAAGGACAAACTGTTTGCTGTCTTAAAGGAAATAGTAAGGAAGTTCTTGTCGTTACTCTGTCGTCAAATGTCGGCAACCAACGACTGGAATAAAAAATTTGAGGTTGTACCTAATGTACAAAGACTTAAAATCTTAAAACAGTCTGTAACACTAGTACTACAACCTCAAAAACCTTTATTATTCCTTACAAAATACTGCAAATATAAGCAGTCTCTCGATAGTCATACAAGCGCAACAATTGCGTAGAAATTGACGACAAGTAAAAATCAGGCGTGACGACAGTAGTACATGCGTGGAAGTAAGGATAACGAGCAAATGCACGACTTAAAATTAGAAGAACTCCTAGAGGTAGGAGTAGGTGGTAAAGCAACACCTGAAGATAACAACCAATATTTAAAGAAGCTGGATAGACAGCTAAAGATAGAAGAAGAGATGATGTCAGATGGCAGAGTCGCTTTTGAAAAAGAAGTAAGAAGAGCCAAAGAGAAATCTAGGGAGCATACAACTGACTATGGTTTACAGATGCTACGTAGTTCAATAGACCCAATAGCAATTGGAATATTAGAGTATGTTGAGAAGTCCTTTTCAGGCACTCGAGGGCGAATAGATAAAGCAGCACATTTACTAAAAGATATGGATTATGAAGCTGTAGCTTATTTAGCCATGAGAAGTATTTTAGACAGTATTACACTACAACATACATTAACAAAATGCGCTACTAGGATAGCTGGTTGTATACAAGACCAGAAAAGATTTAGTAAATTTGAACAAGAATGTAGACCCTTATACGATACCATCAAGAAAAGTATTAAGCAGAAAACTAGCTATGTTCATAAGCATATTATTATGGCTAGATATGCAAACAAAGCTAATATTGAGTGGGACGAATGGAAAGTAGAAGAAAAAGTACATTTAGGCACTACACTTATTGGTATCATAATAAAGCAAACTGGATTTATTCAGGTAGTTGAGAGAAAACGAGGCAGAAATAATACGCCAAAATTTGTAGAGGCAACTCCAAAAACTATGAAATGGATTGAGGAAAAGCTTAGCAAAAGCAGCTTATTAAATCCTTTATATTATCCAACAATTATATCTCCTAAAAGCTGGTCTCATGTATTCAAGGGTGGGTATCACTCACCATTTATTAGGCAAATGAGCATGATAAAAACTAGAAACCAGAATTTTTTATCTGAGATTTCTAACAGAATAGATGAGATGAAACCTGTATATGATAGTATAAATGCACTTCAAGATACTAGCTGGCGTATAAATAGACCAGTGTTCCAAGTTTTAGAGACTTTTTACAATCAAAATAATCCTATTGGTAAAATACCACCAAAAGAAAGTTTAGAACTGCCAGCTAAACCTACATCTATTACTGACAAAAAAGAGTTTGCTGAATGGGTAAAAAACAATAAGCAAACATGGACTGCATGGAAACACAGAGCAAGTAAAGTACATGAGTTTAATGCAAAGATTGAAAGTAAAAGAATACAGATAAGAAAAATTATCAAGCTTGCAAAAACTTTTGAAAAAGAGCCTGAGATATATTTTCCTCACCAGTTAGATTTTAGAGGGCGAGCTTATCCTGTTCCTATGTTTCTCAATCCTCAAGGAGTTGAGCATGCAAGAGCATTGCTAGAATTTAGTAAAGGTGAACGCATGGGTAATAATCCTGAAAGTGCTAAGTGGCTAGCAATACATGGAGCTAATCAATATGGTGAAGATAAATGCTCATTAGAAGATAGAGTTGATTGGGTAAATAAGAATGAACAATTTATTCTTGAGTCAGCTGCTAATCCATTGAATAGTGATTTTTGGAAATCTGCTGATAAACCATTTTGTTTTTTAGCATTTTGTTTTGAATGGAAAGGTTACAAAGAAAATGGAGCTAATCATGAAACACATATACCAGTTGCAGTTGATGGCACTTGTAATGGATTGCAAGTATTCTCTTTATTATTAAGAGATGAAGTTGGAGGTGCAGCAACTAATCTTATACCTTCAGATAAACCTCAAGATATTTACGGAATAGTAGCAGATAGAACTATTGAAGCATTACAGAATGAAGATAGTGATGATTACTACCACCCAAAATATGAAGTATCTAAAAAATTACTAGCGCAACAATGGCTACGATTAGGAATAAATAGAAAACTTACAAAGAGACCAGTAATGGTTGTGCCATACTCAGGGACTTTACATGCTTGTAGAGAATATATTGAGAAGTATGTTGTTGATGAAGTAAAAGAGCATGAATGGGGTGATGAGTTATTCTTTCCTACTATGTATCTAGCTAGAATTGTTTGGGCTCAAATAAATAGAACTGTAATTAAAGCTAGAGAAGCTATGGACTGGTTACAAAAAGTAAGTCGTCTTGCTTCTATGGAAGACTTACCTCTTAACTGGAGTACGCCTTCAGGATTTATTGTTTTACAACAATACAGAGAAGTAAGAACAAGAAGGATAGAAACAAAACTTGGTGAAGGTATAGTTAAACTTGCTGTTGCTACAGAAGAGGGCACTAGACTTTCAAGAAGAAGACAGCGTTCAGGTTGTAGTCCTAATTATATACACTCACTTGATAGCTCAATGCTTTCACTTGTAACATGTAAGATGAAGTCTCAGGGCGTAAATCATTTTGCAATGATACATGACAGCTACGGAGTACACGCAACAAATGTTGACCAGCTATCTAAAAGTCTAAGAAGAGTTTGTGTAGATATGTTTGAAGAAGATTTACTCGCTAAATTTAGAGATGAGATACACGCAATGCTTAGTCCTAGAAACCAAAAGAAAATACCACCACTACCAGAAAAAGGTAGTTTGGATTTAGATAAAGTTTTGGAATCTGACTACTTCTTCGCCTAGATTGTCGTACTTGTACTATTAACCGACACCTTATGATTAAGTTAAACAATCCAAACATAGGAGAACTATGAGACAAGAAAATATAGTTACACCTCAAGGAGTGCTGGTATACCCACACTTAAATAAAGCTGATACTAAGTTTGATAAAAACGGAGTATTTAAAAGTGGCTTGAGGTTAGAAAAAGATTCTTCAGAAAATTTAATAAAACAAATTGATGAAGCAATAGAATTAAACGCTGCTAACGAAACTGAGAAAAGAAAAAAGTCAGTTAAGGTAGCACCACCTCCTTATTCTGAAGATGAGGAAGGTAACATTGTTTTTAATTTTAAATTAAAAGCTAGTGGAGTGCGAGCCAATGGGGAACAATGGTCACAAAAACCAGTTCTTTATGACTCAAAAGGTAATGTGTTTGACCCAAAAGATAAAATAGTTTGGGGTGGCACTACTGCTAAAATTGCATTTCAGATAGCACCTTATCATGTTGGCTCTATAGGAGCTGGCGTATCTCTTCGACTTAAAGCTGTTCAAATCCTAAACTTAGTTACTGGTGGCAATGACTCTACTTCTTTTGGATTTAAAGAAGAAAGTGGTTTTGTTGCAGAAACTGAAGAAGTTAGTGAAGAAGAGAAAGCAACCTCTGACTTCTAATTTCCGTTCAGGATTAGAAGAACGAATAGCAAAACAATTAAATGATTTAGGGGTCTCATACGAATACGAGACCCTTACAATCAATTATACAAAACCAGAAGAAAAGGGAAGGTATACGCCTGACTTTACATTACCAAATAAAATTATTGTTGAAGGTAAAGGTCAGTTTGTAACTTCAGATAGAAAAAAACATAAATTAATTAAAAAAGAGTTTGGAAACAAATACGATATTAGGTTTGTATTTAGTAACTCCAAACAAAAAATCGGTAAGAAATCTAAAACCACTTATGCAGATTGGTGCATCAGGTATGGTTTTAAATTTGCAGATAAAGAAATACCTCAATCATGGATAGAAGAATAAATTATGCCTAGAAAAATAACAGATATGATTTTCGTACATTGCTCGGCTACGAAACCATCAATGGATATTGATATAAAAGATATTGATAGATGGCACAGGGAGCGAGGCTTCCTAAAAGTCGGTTATCACTTTGTAATAAAAAGAGATGGCACTTTGCAAAAAGGCAGAGACTTAATGGAAGCTGGCGCTCATGTAAAATCATATAATCACAGGTCAATAGGTATAGCTATGGTCGGTGGGGTTGCAGAGCATGATGTTAATGTACCACAAGATAATTTTACAGAGCCACAATGGGTTACTCTTAAAAACTTAGTACTAGAACTAAAGGAACAATTTCCTGATGCTGTAGTCAAAGGACATAATGAAGTAAGCTCCAAAGCTTGTCCATCATTTGATGTACAAAAATGGTTAGTAGAAAAAGAAATAATTAAAGTAGCTAAAATTACTACTGATGAAGAAAAACAATTTCTCGAAGAAAAGCGTGAACAATTTAAGAAAGAACATGAGGCTAGATTTGCAGCACAAAGAAAAGAATAACATATTTATACGACATGAGCCTTGCCCTGATTGCCAAAAGGTAGGAGCAGATACAACTGGAAATAACCTTGCTAGGTATTCTGACAATTCTGCTTACTGCTTTGCATGCAAGTATCACGAAAAAGGAAATGATAGTATGGTTGTAAGTATCAAGAAACCAAAAGAAGTAAAATTTTTACAAGGTGAATATAAAGATTTACCTAAAAGAAAAATTACTAACGAAACTTGTAAAAAGTTTCAATATCAGGTTGGTGATAAAGTACACATATCAAATTATTTTAATAAAGATTTAGAACTACAAGCACAACACATACGCTATCCAAACAAAGATTTTAAATGGATAGGTAATGTAAAAAATATTTTACTATATGGTCAGCACCTATGGCGTGATGGTGGTAAAATGGTTGTTGTTACTGAAGGTGAGATAGACGCATTATCAATATCACAATATGTTTTTCAGAATAGATTTCCTGTTGTTAGTATTCCTAGTGGTGCTGCTTCAGCACATAGTTACATTGCAGCTAATATTGAATGGCTAGAACAATTTGACCATGTAATATTTTGTTTTGATAATGATAAACAAGGTAAAGAAGCTGCTATCAAATGTTCAGCATTACTAACTCCATCAAAAGCAAAAATTGCTACGCTTCCATTAAAGGACGCAAGCGATATGATACAAGATGGCAGAGCAAAAGAATTAGTAGACTGTATCTATGGTGCTAAAATTTATAGACCTGATGGTATAGTTGAAGGTAATGAAACTTGGGAACTTGTCATTGAAAAAGATGCAGAGACACAAGTAGATTATCCTTTTGTAGGATTAAACGAAAAACTAAAAGGTATTAGACAAGGTGAGATTGTTACAATCACAGCTGGCTCAGGTATCGGCAAAAGCCAAGTATGTAGAGAGATAGCGCACCATCTAATATTAAGAGATGAGAATGTTGCATACATTGCATTAGAAGAATCAGTACAGCGTTCAATGCGTGGTCTACTTTCTATCTCATT